TCAACGCTGACGCCAATGACTTGCTCCTCGGATACCCAGTGTTCGAGAACCCAGCAATGGCATCAACAGGAACAGCAGCGAAGTCGGTTATCTTCGGACACCTTCCTTCGTACTATGTTCGCCAAGTCGGTGGCATCCGTTTGGATCGAAGCGATGACTTCGCATTCAGCACTGGTCTTGTTACCTTCCGCGCAACAATGCGTGTTGACGGCAACTTGCCACAAGCATCACATGTCAAATACTTCATCGGTGGCGCATCCTGATAATCAGGAACTAATCCGAATAAAGACATAGCAGTCCGCAAGGGCTGTGACTAAGATTAAGCCTCGGTCGGTCGTGCAGGACTTGCCGAGGCTTTATCTATTCCTGCACTATTCTTAGGAGGATCATGTGGGTAACGGTAATAATAAAAGGCATACCAGTGGAGATGCCAGGAGCGTTGGCGGAGCGGTTAGTCCGAGCGGGCGCAGCGCACTACTTGGAAATATCAGACAAACCAATCCCGACCGACTCAGAGTCGTCTGGTATTCAAACGCACCTTGGGCTGCAACAGGATACGGTCAGCAAACCGCGCAAGTCATCCAAAGGCTCGCGAAAGAAGACCACCAAATAGCAGTCCACGCGATGTACGGACTTGCGGGTTCGGTATCGACTTGGAATGGTTTCAAAATGTATCCACAAGGACTCGCAACATACAGCGACGATGTTGTGGTTGCGCACACAATGGAATGGTCAAGTCAAGATCTTTCAACACCAACATTGTTGATGACTTTGTTTGATGTGTGGGTATTGAAGTCGGATTCTTTGAAAGAGTTGAAGAACATCGCGTCGTGGGTTCCGATTGATCATCAGCCTGCACCGCCAGATGTGTTGGAGTGGTGTGCGCGTGAGAATGTGAAACCGATTGCGATGTCGAAGTTTGGTTCACGAATGTTGAACATCGCAGGCATTGATCATCTTTACGCTCCTCACGCGATTGAACCAGTCTTCAAACCGACTGAGACTGTCGCGTTGGCTGATGGTGGCAAGATGACTGGCCGAAAGTTCATGGGATGGGAAGATGACAGATTCGTGATCTCGATGGTGGCAACGAATAAAGGTAGTCAGCCTGCGCGTAAGGCATGGGCTGAGAACTTGCTTGCGTATTCAATCTTTGCGAAAGATCATCCTGATGCGGTGCTGTATCTCTACACCGAACCGATGGGTGCGATGTCTGGTATCAATCTGATTCAACTTCTTGACGCTTGCGGAGTCAGTTCAGACAAATACAAGATCGTTGACCAGTATGCGTATCGGCACGGTATGCCACAGAACCTGATGGCTGCGATGTACAGCGCGTCAGATGTTCTGTTGGCTTGCTCGATGGGTGAAGGGTTCGGCATTCCAGTGATCGAAGCGCAAGCGTGTGGATGTCGAGTGATTGTCTCAAACTTTACTGCACAACCTGAGCTGGTCGGCGACGGCTGGACTGTTGAAGGTCAGCCATGGTGGGATGCGGCTCAGAAGTCTTGGTTCTTCACACCGTCAGTGCCTGACATCGTGAATGCTCTCAAGTCGGCGTATAACGCGCCTAGAGGGCGTTCTGAGCAGGCGATCACCCATGCCCTAGGGTACGGAGCCGACACAGTATTTGAACAGCATTGGAAGCCAACAATGAAGGAGTTGTCCGCATGGTGCCGGTCGTAATCATCCCAGTTCTCAACCGATACGACCTACTCGAACGGTGCATTGATTCGCTCGACTTCCCAGTCGAAAAGATCATCATCATCGACAACGGAGGCAAGATCGAGCAGGACTGTTTGATGATGCCACGCAACAGTCGTCACGGCAAAACATACATCATGGACATGCCGAGCAATCTTGGTGTGGCGACATCATGGAATCTTGGTATCAAGATGACACCGTTCGCGTCTGGTTGGATTCTTCTTAACTCGGACGCTTGGTTCTTGCCAGACAAACTAGAAAAGTTCTCGAAAGAATGTGATCCTGATCGGATACTTCTGACAGGTGATCCGCGATGGGCTTGCGCGTGGATCGGTTCCGAAGTTGTGAAAGATGTCGGATTGTTCTGCGAAGCATTCCATCCGGCATACTTTGAAGACAACGATTATGAGCGTCGCGCTGTTCGTCTCGGCTACACACCAACCGAGTTCCGAGACATCGTCATGCACGACAACTCGTCAACACTTCTGTCCGATGTATCACTGCAAGCCAAGAATGCGCAAACTTTCGCATCGAATCATGAACTGTTCAAACTTCGCAATGCAAGACTTGATGCGGGTCAATGGGATCTGCAACGCCGACTTGATCTGAGTTGGGACTGACATGAGCATCGCAGTGTGTGTCACAGTTTGGGGTGACTTCTGGGATCGATTCGGTGGACAGTTCGTTGAACAGATGGAGAAGTTGAACACGGAACCTGATGAGGTAATTGTGTCGTCACCTGTTCCTTTGAATTTGCCGAAGCATTGGCATGAAATTGTTCAACCGCACCACAAGTGGAATAATTGGAATGACACAATGTTCGCAGTCAACTCGGACTGGGTGATGCCAGTCGGGATGGACGACATCTGGTTCCCTGACGCGCTAGACGGTCTGACCGATGTTGATGACGATGTAAACATCATCGCTTATCCTTGGATTCAAAATGGGCAACTTCAGTCTGCAACGCAAGAAGTCTTCAATCAGATTCTTCATGTATCTCACAACCCGATGGTCGGTGGATCTCTGATTCGTCGGTCAGTTCTCTGGTCAATCCCATATCGGCAAGTTGTTTGGAATGACTGGATCCAGTGGATGGAGATTCGGAAACTCGGCTACAAAGTTGCATTCAAAACCAAACCAGTTTGCGACCATATCCGCCGAGAAGATTCATACTCGATCGCGCCGAAGGCGAACGGCGAACTTGAGTGTGAGCAGATGCGAGCAATCTTGCGTGAACATGAAGTTGTGCCTGGAGTAGAGTTCCCACCACGGATCTTGAAGTAAGATAAGGAACTATGGCAATCACCAACGGCTACGCCACACGCAACCAGATCAAGGCTGCACTTCGAATCGGTACAGCCGACACGCAAGACGATGAACTGATAGACAACTGTGCCGGTGCAGCGTCACGACTAATTGACGGCTACGCCAATCGACAGTTCTGGGCGTATGGTTCTGCGACGACCAGAGTGTTCACTGCTGGTGACGAATATGTTTGCGAGATTGATGACATCTCAGGAACTGCGATCACACTCAAAACTTCAACGATGGCTGATGGCAACTTTGATGTCACATTCACACGAACCGACTATCAACTAGAACCAGTCAACGGAATCCTTGACGGCTTGACTGTTCCGTTCACACGCATCCGCGCAGTCGGCGACTTCCTATTCCCAACCGTGAACGCAAACTACGGTTCAGAAGCATTAGTGCAACTCACCGCGGTCTATGGTTGGCCGTCCGTGCCTGAACCGATCACACAAGCGGTGATCATTCAGGCATCAAGAATCTTCAAGCGTTACGATTCACCGCTCGGCGTTGCAGGCTTCGGAGACTTGGGTGCGATACGAGTGACACGCGCACTCGACCCAGATGTCGCACAACTTGTCGAGCCATATCGCCGAATGCGAATGTTTGCATGACCGCAACAATCACCGAACTCAAAACAGGATTGCAGACCCGTCTCGCAACAATCACGAACCTTCGCGCATTCGCACAACAACCCGACCAGGTCAACCCTTCAATCGGCGGTCTCGCATGGCCGACACTTGAATCAATTACCTATCACGGTGCGATGGGCAAAGGGCTTGTCACACATGTCTTCACTGTCAGTGTGATCGTCGGTCGTGCAGCTGAACGCACATCGCAGAACCTGCTCGACACTTATTTGTCTTACGACAGCGGGATTCGTGCCGCCATTGAAGCCGACCAGACACTCGGCGGATATGCCCAGACCTTGAAAGTTGAAGAGGCATCCAACATCGCAACCGTTGACGCAAACGACACCACCTACCTGACAGTTGACTTCAGAGTCGTGGTGTACGCTTAGATCATGGCAAAGTATCAGGTAGTTGAGGGCTTCACTGTTCTCGGTAAACAATATCCAGCCACTATTGATGGTGAGGAGTTTGATCATCTAGACTCACTATTGCAATCGGGTCGCATTGTCTTGGTCGCAGATAAACCAACCTCGAAAGCCGAAACGGCAGGAGATAAATAATCATGGCAAAGTTAGTCCTTCTCAACTCAAATGTTTCTTTGAACGGCACAGACATCACCTCAAGCGTGGCTGCAATAACTCTAAGCACCTCAGCAGCCGAAGTTCCAACAACTTCGTTCGGCAGTGGTGGCGCAGTGACCCGCGTGTCAGGATTGATCGACAACTCTGTCACACTTTCATTGATGAACGACTACAACGCGATTGACGGATTGGTTCAACCATTGATCGGTTCAACCGCTGTCACGATGATCATCAAACCAGCAGGCACAGCCGCAGCAGGAACGGCTTCACCTCACTACACTTTCAGTGTTTTATGCACGGAGTTTAGTTTGGTAAACGGTGCCGTGGGCGAGCTAAACACAGCTGACGTAACGTGGCCAATCAGCGGAGCGATCACAAAAACAGTTGCATAGTTCTTAAGTAAACAATCAGGAGGTAAGAATGAAAATCAATCTAGAAGTAACAACGCTGGACGCCGTCACAACGAAAGTGTCTGCACAGTTTGCCGACTTCATCGCATTCGAAACAGAGAAGAATCGTTCGGTCGCAAACTTTCAAACAGAACTACGCCTCACCGACCTTGCATGGTTGGCGTGGCACGCAACGAAGCGCACGAAGAATACTGCGATGAAGTTTGAAGAATGGATTGAAACAATCGAGAGTGTGGAGGTTGGAACCGATTCTGCGGTGATCAACCCTTTGGAGAGCAATCAGCTCACTGGCTGATCGCATACTTGGCGTGTGAGACTCACATCGCTCCATCTTTACTTCTGCAAGAATCACCTAGAATGCTGTACACGATGCTCGGCTATCTGCGCTGGAAGAGTGTGAAGATGAACCCACCGCAAAGGATTAACTGATGGCATACTTCTCAGCATTCCCAAATGCTCCTGGTGATGCGTCAACAATTGGTCGTGGCAGTGGAATGGTCGATGGTAAGAATCTCGGTTTCAGTGTTGTACCTGGTGGCAACACGGTCATCGTTAAAGACTTGTTTGAAACTTTAAAAAGATATGAGAAGGCAAGTCCCTTATTTAATAAGGAGATGCGCAAAGTCGCATACGCAATCGCCAAAGATCTACAAGGCAGAGTCAAGATTGAAGCCGGACTCGCTGGAGCTTCACCTGGTCGAGCGCGACAATATCTTCAAGTTGCCAAAGGACTACGCGCAAGCAATGAAAGAATCCCGACAATCAAACTTCGTGGCAACGAACCATTCAGATCTACTACAAGACCAGTCAACAAGAATGACCGTAAGAAGATCAAAGGTCGCGGCCAGAAGGTTCTTTTGAGTGACATTTTCTTCGGTGCAGAGTTTGGTGGTGGCGCGACTTCTAAGACGAAACAGTTCTTGCGACATCGAGGTCAGTCTGGTTACTTCTTTTGGCCGACTGTCCGCAAGCGTAAGAACGCGATCGCCAAAGAATACTTGGATGGGTTAGACAAAGTGATCAAAGAACTGAACATTTGATACTTGCATTCGGCTGAGGATTCGCTATCCTTGAAGTCGGAGGTTCTGCACAATGTTTGAAGTCGTCGGGTTCCCATCGGTCAAATCTGTCTATCCAAAGACCATCGCCGAATCATGGATGCAGTTTGCATCAATGCTTGGCAAACATGAAGAACATGACAAGAAGTCAGACGGCTCGCTGTACTCGCCTGTCACCTATCGTGAGTACACAACGCGAGGCAATCGCAACGTGTCGCACATCTGGGCGTTAGTTGCCGACCTTGACGGTGAAGCATTTGAGAATTGTGATATCGGATCGTATATCCACTTCGCGTACACAACCTGGTCGCATCGTGAAGACAATCCTCACTGGCACGTTGTCTTCCCATTCGAGCAGGCTGTGCCGGTTGACAACTGGGAAGAAGTTTGGCATGAGACACACCAGCGTCTTGGTCTCAAAGGCGACCCAGCAACGAAAGATCCTGCTCGTATTTTCTACCTGCCACAACACGAGGCTGGTCAACCATTCCGCACACATCACTCAGGTTGGCGGTTCATTGACCCGACCATCACCGACATCGCTGCGCCGACCCGCACTTTCAACACTCCGAACATTCGCTCAACTCGACAAACTAGAAGTGGCAAGTGGGCGCGAATCGTGCAGGATCCGAAGTGGTGGGATGCACCAGTTGACTTGTCACAATATGACGGTATGACACAGCAAGAGATTCATCGTGACATGCAACGTGAGTGGGCGGAGTTGCGCAAACGGATGTCCGTCAACTGAGTAGAATTGCGTCACCATGGCAGGTGAACGCACATTCGTTGTAAAGATTCTTGGCAACGCGGACGGCGCTATCACGGCGTTCAAGAAACTTGCCAGAGAAGGTCAAGACACAATCGGTCAACTTCAATCAGTTGGCAACTCATTAGGCAATGCGTTTGATGTTGTAAAGAAGGGTGCGTTGATTGCGTTCGGTGCGGTCACAGCGGTTGCGGGTGCAGCGACAGCCGCGGTCTATGCGGCAGCCGCCGACGAAGCATCACAGAAAAGTCTTGAAGCACAGTTGATCCGATCAGCTGGTGCAACCACTGCACAAGTGCAAGCAACCGAAGCATTCATTGAGAAGGCAATGTTGGCGACAGGTATCGCCGACGATGAACTCCGACCAGCGTTCGGCAACCTTGCTCGTGCTACAGGTGATCTAGACAAATCTCAGCGTCTGTTTAATCTTGCGCTCGACATCTCAGCCGCCACACAACGCGACCTAACGTCAGTGACCTTAGGTCTCGGCCGTGCTGCGACTGGCAACATTGGCGCATTGACTCGACTCGGAATCCCACTTGATGAAGGCGCGAAGAAGTCAAAAGACTTCAGTGCGATTCTTGGAACTTTGGAGCAACAGTTCGGTGGTGCAGCCGCGACCGCAGCCGACACGTTCTCTGGTCGGGTAAAGATTCTTAAAACATCATTCGGTGAAGTTGTTGAAACAGTTGGCTTCTTGTTGCTCCCAGCATTTGAGAAAATTGTCGCGTTCTTACAAACTCGAATCATTCCAGCATTGAAAGCCGCAGTTGACGGATTCAAAGAAGAAGGTCTGACCGGTGCAGTGAAATACTTCGCTGCCGCGATGGGTCCTGTCTCAATCGCAGTCATTGACAGTGTTGAACGAATGATTCTGTCAGTGATCGAGTTTGAACAATCAATCGTCAACTTCTTCAAACCAGCCTTCGCATTCATTGACGTGTTGAGAGCGATCGCTTCATCGGTTACAGGTGGCGACGGAATCATCACAGTTGAACAGATGCTCATTGACCGAACCGACAAAGTCAACGCCACATTCGACAGGTTGCGCAACTCGGTGACCAACACCAGTAATGCGTTGAATCTGCAAGGCAACAAGATCTCGCCATTGATTGACCAGACCGACAGGTTAGGTAACAAAGTTCTGCCGAAAGCCAAAGAAGCAACAGATGACTGGTCAAACTCGCTTACCGGTCTCGCTAGCAAGACAGGTGGTGCGTCCAAGATAGTTGAGACAGCCAAACAGAAGTTTGAGAAGTACACCGACGCGTTGAAAGGTTCAACTTCTGCACAGAAGGCGTTCACCAGTGCGCAGAAGGGCAGTGTGCAGGCTCAACAGTCTTTGAACGATGCCAACACTGCACTAACGACTGCGCAAGAAAACTTCACCAACGCAATCAACGGATACGGTGCAGATTCGCAACAAGCCAAAGATGCTCAACGTGAATTGTCAAAGGCTCAACGCGCAGTAGAGAACTCTGGCTACCGAGTCGAAGAAGCGGTGTTTGCTGTTCGTGATGCTGAGAAGAAACTTGCTGATGTTCGTTCGGATCCTGAGTCGAATCCGCAGATGATTCGAGAAGCCGAGATCAGTTTGGCTCAAGCGAAGTTGGCTGTGTCTGATGCGACCGACGCACAATATGAAGCAACCAGTGGGCTGTCAAAGGCTCAGACGGTATTGAACGAAGCGGTGAGTGGTGCGATTGTCGGGTCAGCTACTTACACGATATTTCTTGACGCGGTCAACCGAGCCAAAGAACAACAAGAAACCGCTTCGGATCGTTTGACTGACGCGCTAGATCGAGAGAAGGAAGCGTACGAGAATCTTGCCGAAGCGATCGCCAAAGTGGCTGAAGCGGCGAAGAACGCTGGTCGAGCGAATCTGGTCGTTCCAACTTTGCCAACTGTGCCGACGCCTGGAGGTTCAACTGGTGGTGGAGGTTCAACTGGTGGCGGTGGTACAACAATCATCGTGAACACAGGTATCGGCACGAACGGCGTACAAGCAGGTAGAGAGATTGTGGAAGTTCTTCAACAGTATTCAAAACTTGATCGCAACGCAATCGCGCAACTCGTGTCGCAAAGGTAACGATGCCAAAGACATTGAAGTGGGGACAGGCATATTCGGTTCTGCTAGATGTCGGCGCGGTCGCTGACCAGTTCATACTTGACACGTCAAGACTTGACGGGACAGACACACTTGACGGATCAACTGACTTCGTTGACGCAACCGAGTATGTGTTGTCAGTTGCAATTCAGCGTGGTCGCGGTAGTCAAACCGATCAGTTCTCACCTGGCACCTGTCGAGTGTTGGCTGACGATCGTGCTTCTGGGCGATTGTTCGATCCAGCGAACACCGCATCAGCCTGGTATCAAGGATCGTTCGACTTAGCACCAAGGCGAGCGATCAAGATTCTTGCCGGCACCGCAGAACTATTCGTCGGAGCGATCACCGACCTTGACATCACCTACGAGCAGCCGAACCTGTCGTTCGCGTCAATCACGTCTGCCGACGCGCTGTACGAGCTGTCACGCACTGCGTTGACCGCGTTCAATCCTTCGTCACAACTGACATCGGCTCGCGTGTCGGCGATCTTGGATAGACCAGAAGTGAACTTCTCAACCGCATTACGAGACATCACAACAGGTATCGCAACCTGCGGCACGGTCGCTTATGCTGACAACACGAACACTTTGTCGGCGTTGCAATCTGTTGCCATCGCCGAAGACGGCAGACTGTTTGCGAATCGTAAAAATCAAATTGAGTTCAATGAAAGAATCTCTGTCACCTTCTCAACCGCCATTGCGAACTTTGGTGGTACCGCTTCAAACGAGATACCGATCTTGGCGATCGGTGTCGCGTACGGTCAAGAAACTTTATTCAACCGAGTGCAGATAGATGTTGATGGTGGCACAGCAGCGCAAGTCGCATCCGACGCCACAAGTCAAACGAAGTTTGGTGTGCAAACTTTGTCGTTCTCAAATGTGCCTCTAAATACTTTGGCGGCAGGGTCAGCCTTGGCCGAGAATCTGCTCAGTAAATATAAAGAACCAAAGATCCGTTTTGATGAGATATCAACCAGCCTGAACGCTTGCGGGTCGGCACTGTGGCCGACCGTGATTGCACTCGATGTGGGTGATGTTATTTCGGTAACGAAACGATACGAACAAGGACTGCCACTGTCGCGAACCGAGAATGTGTTTGTAGAAGCCGTTAGTCACGACATCACACCATCTGATCATCGGATATCATTCAAACTAGGTCAGGTTAGAATCCTGACTCAATTCATACTTGATACAAACCAACTAGACGATGTTGATGTTGGGCTAGGATAGGAGCAATATGGCATTACGACCGACCTTCACTTCTGGAGATGTGTTCACCGCGGTGAACGCTAATATCCTTGCGACTTCAATTGTCGCACTCGTAACACAATCAGGCACCGCAGTCACAGCTGCACTCACTGATGTCGGCAAGTTAATTAACTTCACATCAGGTACCGCGGTTGCATTTACAATTCCAGCCAACGCAACTGTCGCCTTCGCGGTCGGCGACCAGCTCAACATTTATCAGGCAGGCACAGCAACTGTCACAATTACACCTGCTGCCACCGTCACGGTGCGTTCAAGTGGTTCAAAATTGAAGACTAACGATCAGTATTCCGTTGCGACTTGTATCAAGATCGATACGAACGAATGGATCGCTGTCGGCAATTTGAAAGCGTAGTCATGCAAATACTTGCAGGAGTATTCGGTGCAGCTGGTGGCGGAAGCGTTGCAGGTTATTTCATCGGCGGACTTGATAACACAAGCACTAGAACATCTGGTGCAGATAAGTTGGCGTTCCCACTTGAAACAATCAGCACTGTTGCATCAGTTCTTGCAACTGCATTAAGTAACTTAGGTGCGATGGCAGATAGTGGTGTTGCAGGCTACAGTGCCGGTGGTTCGTCGCCTGTTAGTAGTGTGATTAGAAAAATGACTTTCCCAGCAGAAACCAAAAGCACATTAGGTGTGACTCTTTCATCAGCTCGTGAGGACTTAGCAGGGATGGCGAACAGCGGTACGGCTGGCTACTTCGGTGGCGGATACAGCACCACCTACATAAGTGGCATTGACAAAATCACTTTCCCAGGAGATACAAAAAGCACATTGTCGCCAACCTTAAGTTCAGCAGTGTACGGTCTTGCAGCGATGGCGAACAGTTCAGTTGCAGGCTACTTCGCTGGTGGCAACAACGGTGTGAGAGTGAACACGATAGACAAAATCACTTTCCCAGGAGATACAAAAAGCACATTGTCGCCGACACTTAGTGCGACGCTTGAATCTTTAGCAGGCATGTCCGATAGCGGTGTCGCTGGATATTTCGGCGGTGGATTCTCACCAAACACAGCCGTGATTGACAAAATAACTTTTCCAGGTGACACCAAATCGTCATTGGGTACAGGTCTAACTACTGCTCGGCGTGCGTTAGGTGCGACAGCGGACAAAGGCGTGGCGGGCTATTTCGGCGGCGGTGTCGACACTGGAACAATTTCAGGCATTGACCGCATTGCATTCCCAAGCGACACTAAAAGCACACTGACAGCAACTCTAAGCACAGTCAGATCAGCATTAGCAGGCATGGCCGATTGTGGCGTGTTCTAATGCGTGAAGATATTCAACTTTCATTTATTGAGTGCCAGATGCCAAGAACTCCATACCAGTTGCAACGCTTCGTGATCGGTCAGCACGACACACCTGAGATGCAATTCGTACAAGTGTGTCGAGAACTAGAAGCCTTGTATTACACCATAAAAGAAGTCGGCATGGCGAACAAGAAAACCGAACTTGAGATTGCAAAATTGCGTGCGACATGTGACGAGATTGATGCGATTGATGCCGATATCAAAGAACTCGGACTAGAACGCACACGGCTTGTCGCTATCGGCGCACGTCGAGAACTTGACGAGTTAATCAAAATGTATGACCAGATGCCTCACTTCACACGCCAACAAATAGATGAATCACAACCTGACTACTGGCAGGCTCGACTATCCCGACAAGCAAACTTGCAGGTGATGGCTGGTGGAGCTGGTTGGGCGCATCTAGAAGCCCTTGACCAGATCGGTGTTCTCCAGCCAATGATTCAAGCGCAGCAAGAACGAGCGAAGGAGTTGCAACAATGAAGTACGCAACATGGACCATCAAACGACCTGAAGGTACGACACCTGAGCCAACAATCCATGAAGCCGGTGGCACAGCGTCAGGCGGATTCATGATTGACACAAACACGGTTCTTGGCTATTTATCCGATGATGTGATCACCACAGGATTAACTGAATGGAATGTGACCGTGAAAACTCAGCAGGAGGCTTTATCCTTGGGTCAAGTAGTAAACCCAGAATGTTTCTTGGCTGATGACGGCACGATACAATCACCAGCGAAAGAATAAAGTTTCTACTCCAGCCACTTCGGTGTCTGGATTCAGACTCGTCTAACTAGCGGGTCTTTGTTTTCTAACTTCGAGCGTGTTTTGTTTCTAAGTCCGATCGGTAGGTTATTGGTCGGACAACTAGTATTCCGAAGATGGAACCGAAGTGAAATCAAACTTGACTCGATGGCTGATACCAATCCCAGCCTTGCTGTTCGCCTTCTTCCCAAACCCTGCGAAGGCTGACCCAGTCGCAGGGTTAAACGCGGTCGGGTACCTGATATCTGGTCTGCCAACTAAATCCGATATCGCGTATCCGCAATGTGGTTCGGAGTTAGAAAACAACATCAATCGGAACTTTGATGGTGAACCATTCCAGCAATGTGGCAACGACAACTTCATGGTTCACTACACCGGCGCAATCACAATTCCAGAGAATCAAACAATCAGTTTCATGGTCGCAGCCGACGATGGCGGCACAGTGAAGATCGGTGACACAGCCGAGTTCGGCACATGGAACTATAAAGGCTGCTCATGGTCTACGCCAACATCTTTCGCACTACCAGCAGGCTCATATCCGCTCAACGGATGGTTCTTTGAAGCGACTGGTCGTGCTTGTTATATCTTGGCTTGGAATATCAACGGTGCAGGCTGGCAGATCGTGCCAGATTCTGCGTTTACTACTCAGGCAGCACCGACCACGACGACTACTACTTCATCCACTTCCACAACAACCACAACACTAGAGCCAAGTACAACAACGACAGCAACGACATCAACTTCATCTACATCAACCCTTCCTGAGCCAAGTTCCACAACTTCAACAACAACTCAACCAGCCACGACGACAACGAGTACCAGCACGACCACAACCACTGAGCCACGTCCTGTACCATCTGCAACAACATCTATCGCGCCTGTAGAAGTTTCAACCACGATCGAACCGCCGAGAGAATTGCCAAGTGTGCAACAATCCACCACAACGGTGCTTCCCGAAAGAACAGAACCGTCAACGACAACAACGCCAACGACTCTGCCACCAGAAACAACATCACCACAAGTACAAACTTCAGTAATACAAACAACAGTTGTCCTGGAAGTTTTACCAATCGAAACAACGATTCCACAACGGACACCAAGAACGACACAACCTCAAACATCTAGAACCGATCCTTCCTCAACTCTTCCCAGTCGATCTGAGATTTCTCTTCTCGGAACAGTACCGCTAGAAGTACCGAAACAACAAATCCAAGATACCCAACAAACAGAAGAACAACAAGCAAAGGTTTCATTACAGAAGACTCTAATTGAGATAATTCCGAATCAGCCGATCAGCAATGTCAAGGTTGAGCAGATGGTTCAAGTGTTGGCTGATCAGGCACCGGCACAAATTGTGGCTACAATCCAGCAGGTTTTGACCGCTGACATCACAAGCGACCAGGCGGTCAGTATTGCTTCGAGTGCTGAGGTGTTGGCGGCAGTGACCGAAGAACAAGCCGAAGCGATATTTGCAGAGATAGTCGTGGACGAGCTGACCGCCGAAGTGGCCGAAGAACTAGTCGCGGTGTTAAATGAGGCACCAACCAAAGTGAAGAAGAAGTTTCAAGAAACAATCAATGTGTTCTCTGGACTATTTAACTCGTACAAGATGGTCGGCTCGACTATTCCTGTTGGCGAGCGTAGAACTCTGTTGGCTGTATCAAATACACTGGTGGCGGTAGGAGCGAGCCTGCGAAGAAGAGACAGATAATGATCCGTAAATTGAAAGATGAATTGTTTGCACTTGGCTTCACGCTGGGCGCATCAGCCATAACTATCATGACTTTGTCAGGAACTGTGCAGAACTGGGCGTTGCTATTTACGTTCCTATCACTAGCACTACACTTGGCAGGAGTACTCACGAAGGACGGAGAAAACGATGGTGGAAGAAGTGAAGATTAAACAGAACCAAACAGTTGCAAAGTTTCTTGACCTGTCACAGAGATTGTTCTCGCTGTTCTTGGCGAACGCGCTACCAGCAATCACCACAGGTGCCGTGATCGGTATCTCGGTGGCTAAGTCGGCGATCATGGCTGGTGCTATGGCTGTCATCGCAGTTGTGCAGAAACTTGCACAAGCATCAGTCGACGGTGAACTGACATCCGAAGAAATCAAAGAAGCATTCAGCGGAGCCAAGAAGAAATGAATGCCAAGAACTGGCCGATCGTCAAAGTAACTTTGCCTGCGGATCTAAAAGGCGTAAAGCCTGGTGCGTTGCCTGAAACTTTGTTACGCACCATCCAACCTGGCGGAAAACTTCACTGGCGTGCAGCCGATGCGTATCATGCGATGCGCGACAAAGCACTCGCCGATGGAATCGTGCCATTCAAGCCAACATCAGTTGGTGACACCTATCGAACATTACAGATGCAAACCACATCGTTCTTGCAGAGATACCAGAAGCAACCGCTTGAAGGCGCATCAACACGAACTTGGGACGGTGTGAAGTGGTACAAGAAATCACCAACACTCGCATCACTCGCAGCACCTGGCACATCAATGCACAACCTCGGAATTGCAGTCGACATCTGGTCGGCAAGCGGTCCGCGCTTTGAATGGATGCTCGCCAACGCACTTGACTTCGGATTCAGTTGGGAAGTAGTACCAGAAGAACCATGGCATCTTCGATACACAGCCGGTGACAACGTGCCAGTTGCAGTTCAAGCATGGCTTGACAGCAAGAAGGTTGTGTGACATGGATGCTGGACTTGCGACAGTTCTTGCAGCAGCAGTTGCAACCTTCGGCGCAATCATCATCACAATTATCCAACTCAAAGGCTTCCGCCAAGAAAACCGAGACGACCACGCAGTAGTTCAAAAACGTTTAGACAACCTGATCGACATGGTCGGCAAACAAGGCGCACGAATGACAAGTCATCTTGATTGGCATCTAGACAAGAAACAGACCGAAAACCCAAAGAAGTGAGCGTCGTACTCGTCACCTGGCATGATGCGCATAGTGGTGCCGAGTCGTGGATCAACATCAAAGACCTTGACACTGAACCAGCGGTCGTTGAATCGGTCGGCTTCTTACTGAACGAAGACAACGGTGGCAAACCAAACCATCTCACACTGTTCCAATCACGGATGGAAGACTCAGTTGACCATGTTCTACACATCCCAGTCGGCATGGTACAGAAGATAAAAGTATTGATGGAATTAGAAATTATTAGTTGAAACCGCTAAACCTAGCGGTCTGACGAGGTCTTCGGCTAAGGTAGTTGAGTGTTCTCCCCACTAGGGTTGATGTAACACCGCAACCAGTCACCTCCTTCTGGTTGCGTTATTCCTGCACATATACGAAAGGACCACGATGCGCATACTCACCGCAATCATGGCAACACTCGCAAGTTTGACCTACAGTCTCGGAATCGCACAAGCGGTCTCAGCACCAGCTCACGAGCATCGAGCCGCCGTGCATCTAAACCCGATGTCAGCCGACCGACTCGACCCAATCCCAGCCGATCAGCCGATCGTGTTCAGGCATGGCGATGTGTCTTGGCTTCCAGCACTCGCACTCAAGGCAGGCTGGACAGCCGACCAGATACCTAAGTTGGCTGAAATAGTGCTACGCGAATCTGGTGGATGTCCGAACCGCCGTGGTGGCGACATGGTGGATAAGGACTGCAACTTGACTGGCGTGTCCGAATGGAATCACAGGTCAGACACATCCTTGCTTCAGATAAACGGTCAAAACTTTGACCCGACAAGAAACCCGACCGCACCGATCTGTTTACAGATGAAAATCTGTACACAAGAACCACTATTTGACCCATTAACCAATCTGAAGGCAGGCAAACTGCTGTTTGACTATTGGGAGAAGGCTGCGGGTAACGGCTGGATCCCGTGGGATCCGTGCAACCGCACAAGGACTTGTAAAGCATCCACCAAGTCCCTACCGTGATGTACTACAACTGATACTGCTAATCAACTACTAAAGGAGACACAATGAATACTGCACTCAAGATCAAAGTCACGCTCGGCTACATCGCGCTCGGATGGTTCATACTGTTCGCCCGACCAAACACCGAAGTTGACATCACGCGACACATCGCCATCTTTGCGTTGATCAACTTCTTTGTCATGGTCAAAGTTCACTTTTGGTTGCGCGAAGTCACACAATGACCGAATACGGCGTAGTTGATGTCTGGTCAGAATCCAAAAGTGTCTTCGAACTACTCCGACCAAGTTGGCAGCAGTACGGCACATGTCGAGGCGAAGGCACCGACATCTTCTTCCACGAGCGATACTCTCACGCGGTACGCGAAGCGAAGAAACTTTGCGACATATGCGTAGTCCGTGAAAGTTGTCTAGACTTTGCTATCAAGAACGATTGCGTTGGTGTGTGGGGCGGAATGACCACAGTAGAGCGAAGACACAAAATCAGATTGATGAGGAGTGCAGGCGAATATGTCCAATCCAAACAGAAGAAAAGGTACGCGCGCAGAATTGTTGGTAGCGAAGTTCCTGAACGCCAACGGCCATCCGAAGGCTGAACGATCTAGAGCAGGCTGGTCGGACGACCGCGGCGATATTGACGGAATCGATGACTTGACAATAGAAGTCAAAGATCAACGCCGACACGACATTGGTTGCTGGTTGAAAGAATTAGAAGTAGAGCAGAAAAACCGTGGCACCAATCATGGTGTTTGCGCGGTTAAGAAACTAGGCGCAGTCGAAGTAGATAGTTGGTACGCGATCATGACAATGAGCGAGTTTGTAAAGTTATGGAACGCCTACAAAAATATTCCAAACAATCCCTCACTTCCGCATACCGACACTGTATAGTTCAAACTCTTAAGATTCCCACAAACTAAGGAGACTGCACATGCTAGAAGAAACACGGCAAGAAGCACCAAAAGATCGTTGGGGCAGATACCTTGTCACAACACCAGACGGCAAACAGCGCGGATATACACGAGTCACAACCATCGCGAAAACATGCAGCGAAGAAGGTGCGCTTAAACAGTGGGCGAACCGAATGGTCGTCACCGGTTTAATCAACCGATCAGATCTACTTGCGCAAGCGTCAACAAAACTTGACGACAAATCCGCGTTAAACAAAATATGTGAAGAAGCAATAACTGCTGGTGGCGGGTCGCATCGTGCGAACCTCGGCACCGCGTTGCACTCAATCACCGAACAAGTTGACCTCGGCAAGAAACCAGCAATACTCCCAGGACTCCAACCCGACATCGACGCCTATGTGTCTACTTTGCAGAAGTACGGTGTCCACATCGTGCCCGACTACATCGAGTCAGTCGTGATTCATGACGGCAAAGAATATGCGGGAACACTTGACCGAATCGTTGAAGTGGACGGCAAACTTTATATCGCCGACCTGAAAACTGGCACCGATCTGTCGTACTCGTGGCGTGAGATCGCAATCCAGCTCGCCGCATACGCCAACGCCGAACACATCTACAACTACCAGACGCAGGTGCGCACCAGCCTGCCAACAGTCGACAAAAATCGTGGCATCGTCTTCCATCTACCAGCAGGCGAAGGACAATGCGAACTGCACTGGGTTGATCTGAACGCAGGACTTGAAGGTCTAGACCTTGCGTTCACAGTTCGTGCCTGGCGTAAACGCAACAACTTGACCGAACAATTCGAAGAAGGCAAGATCATCGCGTCAAGCATCGTTGAACGGCAGAACTGGATGATTGAACGCATCAAGCATCTGCCAGAACCGGCACAGAAGATGTTGCGAGCATTATGGCCGAATGAGGTGCCGAAGATCGCCGAATGTTTCAACGAACACATTGACCTACTCATCAAGATTGTGGCAATGCTCGAAGCGGAACATGATGTTCAATTCTTTACTAAAGACCCAACGAAGGCACCGAAGCCACGCAAAACTGTAAAGCCGAAGGTAATTAAATGAGGTCACGCATTGACAAAGAATATGATCCGAACGAGAACCGAGGCGTCAACCCGCATCGCAGATGTGTGTGCGCGAACTGGAACAACGAAGACGGGTCATGCTCGTATTGCGAATGGGAAGAAGAACACGCGACCGAAGGAGACGAAGATGAGTGACATGCGAAAGAAGATGTTGGATCAAGGTCGTGAGATTGTACGGTTGCAAGATCTGAACGCCGAACTAGAAAAACTGTGTCAGAAGGCAATCAACGAATTGGAGTCAGCGAATCGGGCGATGCAAAACTTGCTCATTGACCTTGCCGAACTTGATCTTCAACGCCTTGAAAGGATGCTCAATGACTGACGACTTTGAAGGACGCATCTACACAACTGGAAGCGACCGAACCAGCGCACTACAACTCCAAGCCGACTTCGACACACTTCGACCTAAGCATCGGGCGATGATCAAGAAGGTTGCAACAGAATGCAACGAATACGGTCAAACAATCTCGTTTGACCAGATGAAATCTCATCGAAGGTTCTGCATCGGACGCGGTCTCATAGACCTCGCCTTATCAGACAACTTCGACGAAGACCTGATCCGTAGCGTCTGCTATGCGGCGACAGGGTACATAATGAAAACAGCAGGCGGAGCGGTAGGACATCTAAACGCCATGGAAGCAGAAGAGTTCAAGAAATACTGCAACCATGTGCGCTATGACGAAGCCGAAATGAGTTACGAACATGAAACGAATACATTCAACTTAAGATTCCCAAACAACCAGAAAGTAGGTAAGTAATGTCAGATGAACAAGATCTCCTTGCAGGAGGCGGACCCAAACTTCCAAGTTTGAAGTTCGAGAAAATCGGTGATATTCACACAGGCATCGTGCTCGATGTCAAGAAACTGGAAGACCGAGATCCGGCAGGTGTCGCCAAGACATGGCCGAACGGTGATCCACGATTCGTATATGTGATCACACTCAAGACAGAGACTGGTGACGGCGAATGTAACTTGTGGGCGCGTGGTGCAATGATCACCGCAATCCGTGAGGCAGCAAAGCAAGCATCAGTCACCGAGTTGACCGGCAACAAGATCTCGGTCAAGTATTCGGCTGATGGTGAGAAGAAGGCTGGATTCAACGCTGCGAAGCTGTTCGCCGCCAAAGTTGAGAAGGTCGCTACAGACGACCGTTGGTAGAAATCTAAGGAAATCCGATCCAGCCGTTTTGGTCCCTCTGTTTTGGCTGGGTCGGGTTTCTGACATGAAGGACACAAATGACAAAGAAAGACATCGAGGATGCGATCGCATTCCTAGAAAAGATATTCGTAGGACCAGGCAGTCAAGACCGACTGTTTGAAGTAATCAAATCACTTAAAGACGAACTAGCAAGGAGAGCAAAGAAATGACCGCAGACATCTACGCAATGACGCAAGAAATAAACGAACTGCAAACACGAGTCGCAGAACTATCAGTCGCACTTGAAACAGTCACCGAACAACGCGACTCGAATCGTGACATCTCAGATTCATTACATCAAGAACTTGAATCCACTAAAGCCAAACTGGCAATCGCCAACTCGGTCGTTGACCGTCTACGACTACACATCCAGCAAGGTGTTGAACTATGAAAACTGAATCAGTCGGAGCAGACATACTCCTAGAAGCCCACCTGCTCGTCACAGGCGCACGACAAGACTCGTACGGCAACGTGACCGAGGACTACAGCAAAGTCATCGCAATCTTCGAAGGCTTGACCGGTGTGAAGCTCAGTATCGCCGACGCGCTCCTGTTCATGGTGTCAGTGAAACTGGCGCGACTCCGCACCAACCTGCACAAGAACCGTCTGCACCACGACAGTCTGCTCGACACGCTCGGCTACCTCGGACTACTCAACCAGGCATACAACGATCTACCGTTCCCGCGGACAGTGGCCGAAAAATGAGGACGGTCACAAACTATGTGCGCGGACGAAGTTATGTGTGCGCAGCAATCTCACACGAGTTACGCGACCAGATTGAACTAGCAGCCGACAAACAAGACGTCACAATCTCGGCGGTCGTCCGAAGTATCTTGGAACAACACTTCGGACTTGACGGCAAATGAAAGCCAAACTCTGCTCATGTCTTCCTACCCGTTTGCTACCAGTACATCCATACTGTGGAGATAAGCCAGATGACGATGAGTGAAGAAGAACAAACCTTTGATGACCGTCTCAAATACCTGATCGAGTCGCAATGCGATGTCGACAATGTTTGCACGGCTTACACACTGGTCGCCACCATCCAAAACTTTGTTACCGCCGAAGAAAAGTTTTTCACGATATGCCCGCCTGAGCAAGTTACATCTACTACTATCGGACTTCTCGAATCAGCCTCGGCTGCCGAGAAACTAAGAATAGCGAGACAGTTACTGCAAGACGAATGACCATAGGAGGTCTGCACAATGAATAAAGAAGAACGACAAAAGTTCCAGCAACTACAAAACGAAATCATCCATGAACGCCGTTGCGCTGATGCGTTAGCAGACGCGCTAATCAATGGTGGCATCGGTCGCCAATTCGAGGCACTGTTGATGCACGAAACATTACGCAACGGAATCCAATACCCAGGAATTGAAGTCGGACAACCACGCGCTAAACGCGCACCAAGACGAGGACATCCGAACCAATGGTTCCGAATGCCACCACAAGGTTTCTACTACGAGCCAAAGAAACCAACTGAAGAAGAAACGGAGGAATGATGTTGATCCCTGCACTGATTGCTGTAAACGCAATCAATCTTTATCTAACCATCAAACGAAAACTAAACGCCTAGGAGGCAACATGAAACAGATATACATCAACACACGATTCGGCACAACACGCATTGACTACGACGAAACAAACACCGACGACATCATCATTGTTGCCAGTGTCGGCACAGTCATCGAAGCAGTCGTGCGCGAACCGATCGAATGCTCAGGCATCGCACCACAAGACATCGTCACATTCGTCAACGACGCATACGACTTTGAACCAGCGGTCATCTCGGATCAGTTGACCACATGGAATGATTAGTGGGCAAGCATCGCAAGAAGCCAACAGGTGCTTACTGCTATTCAGTATCAAACCTGTTGGCACTTTACCCAAAGGATAAAAACAATTCGTTCTTCGCTGACGTGTTCGGCGTCAGTAGAGGAACGATTATCCGATGGCGTAACAGACCCGAAGAAGCCAACCTACACGTCTTCAAAGCGGACTACTACGCATGTCGAATAGGTATGCACCCAGCGACCATCTGGTCAGACTGGTACGAAAAACAGGAGGAATATTATGGCAAGTAACGAACAACATTTCAAACGAGACGCTTGGTTGTCAGGCAGACATCGAGTGTGGGGAAGCAATGTTCCAGCGATGGACTTGGACTTCATCTTGGCTGAGTACGACAAGTGTGTACCGGTCGCACTGATTGACTACAAACATGAACACGGCGTCATCTATCTTGAATCAGCGAACAACCGAACTTTGACCGCGCTCGGCGACATGGCAGGCATCCCAGCGTTCATCGTCCGTTACGGTCACTCCAACCAAGACGGCTGGTGGGGCGAAGTACCAGAAGACTCGGTGCCATGGTTCCAGATCATCCCGCTCAACGTGTACGCACACGGAGCCGACCTGCCCAGCAACGCCAACGACACCAGACTCAGCGAACTTGTCTTCGTGTCATGGTTGTATGAGATGCGCGGCCGAAAGATACCGCAAGACATCGTTGACATAATTTCTAAACACTAAACTAACGAAACTCAAGGAGGGTTCATGAGCGTGTTAACAACTGCACTTGCCTACGCCAACAAACAAGTCCGCGTCATACCAATCAAACAAGGCGAGAAACGACCGCCGATGCAAGGATGGCAGAACGCTGCAACATCCGACCCGACCACCATCCGCACATGGTTTGAAGGACAATTCAAAGACTGCGGACTCGGCATCGCAACAGGCGAGTTCCGCGACCGCTACCTCATCGTCATCGACATAGACGACAGGCAACAGTTCAGCGGTAGCGAAACACTCGCAGACCTAGAACAGTTACACGGCAAACTGCCAGACACAGTAGAAGTCATCACAGGCTCAGGCGGACGACACATCTACTTTCTCACCGACGAACCGATCCGCAACGAAGCATCCGGCACACTCGGCATCGGCATCGACATCCGAGGCATCGGCGGACAAGTACTCGCACCACCAACCAAACATCCGAACGGCAAAACATATGAATGGGTAGAAGGCAGATCAATCGCCGACCGCAAACCAGCCGACATGCCACTGTGGATGTCACTACTACTCACAACCAAAACACAAACACAATTATCGGTTAAGCCGTTATCTGATCAGATAACATCACAACCATCATCACTTCTGCGTGAAGAAGGACCACTTGACAGATACTGCGCAGCCACCACCTGGCCAGAACTATTAAGAGCAGACGGATGGACACAAGCCCACACCGACCACACAGGTGAGACACACTGGGTCAGACCAGGCAAAGACGCACGAGAAGGCACCTCAGCCACCACAGGATGGCAAGGCAAAGACATCCTCAAAGTATTCACCACCAGCATCGCAAACCTTCCAGCAGGCGCATACAACCGCGCACAATACACCGCACAAATGTTCCACAACGGAGACAGATCGGCGTTCGCCAAACATCTACTCCAACAAGGCAAAGCCCTCATACCAGTCGAACAACCCACCATCACCGACGACCTACTAGCATCCCTCATCAACTGGCAGAAGTTCTGGTCACAAGACTTCCCAGCAGAAGACTGGCTTATCGAACCAATCATCCCACGCAACCAGCTCGTCGTCATCTTCGCACCAGGCGGAACAGGCAAGTCACTACTCGCGCTATACATTGCAGCAGCACTCGCCACCGGCAAAGAAATCTTCACAGAAGCCAAACCACCAACCAGCGTCCTCTACATGGACTACGAGATGAGTCAAGCCGTACTCTACGAACGACTCACCGCAATGGGATACGACAACAAGACAGACCTATCACTCCTGCACTACGCATCACTACCACCAATCGGATCACTAGACAAACCCGAAGGAGCGAAACAGATCTGCGACCTAGCACGATCATGCCAAGCCGACCTAGTCATCATCGACACCTTTGCAAGAGCAGTCGAAGGTGCAGAGAACGACGCAGACACAGTCCGCAACTTCTACCGCTGGACAGCAATGAACCTCAAACAAGAAGGCAGATCACTCATGCGCATCGACCACGCAGGCAAAGACCTCAAGAAAGGCGCACGAGGCACCAGCGCAAAGAACGACGATGTCGACCTGGTCTGGCAGATGACAAAGGTAGACGGCCAACTCGTACTACTCCGACAGAAACACCGACACACTTGGATACCAGAACGAATCAACCTCACCATCCACGACCAAGCACGAATGTTCACACAAGATGTCAAAGGCGGCGAACGACTCGACCAAGCACTCAAGATGCTAGACGAACTCAACATCGACCCGACCATGGCACTCGATCCAATGTGGGCAGAAGTCAAAGACCGAGCCGAAACCATCTACCGTGTCGTCCGCAAGGATGCACGCAAAGCACAGACCATGCGCAAGAACCAAGCCAAAGAAACCATGTTTAGTGACTTCTAGACCGTATGGCACACACGGCGTGAAACGGTACAAAATAGGGTGTCACGCCGTCACGCCGAACACACACGGCGTGACCACGGCGTACGCCGTTTATCTCGTAAAAGCCTTATACTCATTGGGCTACACTTACGGCGTGAAATACGGCCTGACAATCAATTTGTCAAATACGCCAGTCACCGCCATACATAGTATGGCGTGACGGCGTGACCCAACCTGGCACCACACCATGACCATCTCAAGACCATGCCTAACCTGCCGACAACTCACCACCAACCCACGCCGATGCCCAGACTGCCAGACCACCTACAACCGACTCCATCCCAAACCTAAACGACCGCACTACGCAGGCAACTACCAAGCACGAGCGAAGCAAGTCCGCGACTCCGCACAATACTGTTGGATCTGCATGGAAGGCGCACGGCTCGATGACCCATGGACAGCCGATCACATAATTCCGGGCGACCCTGATAGCCCGCTTCTACCGGCGCATCGAAGTTGTAATTCTCGACGCGGCGACGCGAAGTAGGGCGTGCAATTTCAAAATTCAAATTCAAAAAATCAAAAAAAAATCAGAATGAAAGGCGGGTACACAATGGGAGGGTGGGCAAAATGTTTGACATCTGAACGGGTTATGACCC